CGGATTCCGTTGGAGCCCTGCCGCAGGAAGGGCAGCAGGTCCTCGGCAGCCCCGCCCAGGGTCGCGGTGGCGACGCGGGCCTGGAGCGTGGGGTCTTTCAGGGCCGCGATCTTGTCCGCCAGTTCGGGCAGGACTGAGGTGACGCTGCGCGCCCCACCCCGGATGCTGCCGATATTGATACCGAGTTGGCGGAAGTAGAGCAGAGCCTCGTTATTACGCCCACCCAGGGCGTTGACCATGTTGTCATGAAGGCCGCGCAGGCCGGCCGTCATGGATCCGGCGGACGCCCCGGTCATTTCGGCCGCCCCCTGAAGAGCCTGGAGCTTCTCGGGCATGATGCCGATACGCTTGGCGTCGAACCCCAGTTGTGATCCGAACTGCGCCCAGGCGGTGGTGAGCTTGTAAAGCCCGGCAATGCTGGCAGCCCCGGTCAGGATACCCATGGGCTCGATCACACGGGTGAGGGAGGCAGCAGCCGCAAGGCCCGAGCGCCCCCAGTCGCGGAACGCACCGGCCACCCGGCTGACGCCCGCCGCATCCATGAAGCGCCCGAAGGCGCTGCGGAAGCGGCGGACAGGCGCACCCATTTCATTGATGCGTTTGGTGATACCATTCATCACCCGGCTGGCACGGTCCACCGCCGAGATGGTGATTGTAAAACCGCTAGCCATCAGCCCTGCTTTCGTCGAGTTGGCGTATCTGTTCGGTCCACCACAGGATCTGCGATCCTGTCAGGGCCATTGTGTCCTGTGCTGGCCAGTGGAGACGGTCAGCCAGCGCTATGGCCAGTTGCCGCCAGTTTTCTGGCCAGCTTCGATAAAACGCTGGAGGTAGTTCGCCGCCTCGTTCAGAACCCGGATGGGAAAATGATCGCGCAGGATGTTCATGGGGATGCCGGTATTCTGGGATACCAGGGTAATGGCATAGAGCCGCAGCTCCGCCGCACCGAAATTGCCCTTGAGGTGTTTTTCAGCGTTCAGAACCTGCCCGCCCAGAGGTTCGGACAGGTTCAGTTCAGTGTAGGTGCCACCCCCCTTGACCTCGACAGGCGGGTCGAGATCGATCGTCAGGGTGGCGGGAAGGTCGGTATCGTCGGTCATGATGCGAGCGTTTCCGTAACAGAGGGGCCTTCGAACGTGACTTCCATGGTGGCTTCGACGGTGTTGACCTCGATCGCCTCGGTGCACCACATGCCCGCACCGCCCACGGTTTTCCCGTTGGCGAGAGAAAGCTGGACTTCGGCGTCCGACATGTCGGAAAAATCGCCCACGGACATGCCGCCGGCATCGCGGATGGTCATGACAATGCGGCCCTGCTGCGGCATTTCGGAATAACCGTGAATGCCGTTCTGGCCCTTGAGCGTTTCGCGCACGACATTGGAGGGGCTGTAGCGTGTCTCCGTAATGTCGTAAGGCACGCCGTTGATAAAGCCGGAGGCGACACCGGCCCGGCGCATTTTACTGGACATGGTCTGCCTTTCAGCTTTTGCGGAACTGGATCAGCATGGGGACGTCGCGAACCTGGTTGACGACATCAATCGGCAGCAACTCGCGCAACTGGCCGCCGCCGGCGTTCTGCACGACGATGCCAGCGGCGAAATTCCCGCTGTTCTGCACGTAGCCTTCGGTTTCAAGCTGCCGGTACCGGCTGATGAGCGCCTGTTTGACGACAGGTGCGTTGATCGCCTGAGAGCCTGCGGGAATGGCCGTGCTGTCGGAAACCAGCTTGCGGGTCAGATACGGGGCCTGGAACGCGCGCAGGTCGCGGATGACATAAGCGAGCTGGTTCATTGTCTCGGCATCGAGATAGGAATTGTCGGGCAGGCCCGCAGCATTTTCCTGATAGGTGGTGATAAGGCGCAGGATGGAAACGGTATCGTCATCCGCGACGCTGAAAACCGACAGGCCTTCATACAGCAGGGTGTTCTGCTCGGAGAAGGTCGGGCGATTGGCGTCACTGGGGGGGCTTACCGTGAGCGCGACCTGGGTGATGGGAATGCCGGGATCCGCGCGGCACTTGACTGCGACACCTGCGGTAATTTCGGCCAGCCAGCGCACAGGGGAGTGTGGGCTGTCGAAAATGGGCATGACGGTCAGGTGCTGGTTGTTGACACTCGCCCCGAAGGTTGCGGCGTCGCCCAGCGTGCCACGGCGCGCGCTGAAGACGTGACCGAACAGTTCCTGCTCCCACGACCAGCGACCGGTTGTGTCGTCCCAGAATTCCTTGAGAGCAGGAAGGGCCGACGCATCAAGGTAGGGACAGCCCACGAAATCGAAGGTGCGCGTGCCCAATGTAGCCAGGGCCTCGGGGAGTGCTGCCGACGGGTTGACGGTGCCGCCCGTAAACTGGGTGAGGGTGATGGTCAGCCCGTCTGCCGCGTAATCCGACGAAGTATCGGAGATCGCCAGCAGGATGTCATTTCCGCACTCGCCTTTATTCAGGGCTGTCAGGGGCAGGCTGCCTGCTGCCACAGCCCCGGCGGATACGGGAATATTGGGCACTTTCGCCATGGCGGCCGGGATACGCCCGAGAATATCGGCAGCAGCGTCGGCAGCACTATAGCTGACGTTCACCAGTTCGCCGTCGATTTCAAACACGATGGTGCCCGAACCGGTTGGCGTGCCGGTCATGCCGATGGCGCCTGATGCGGCAAGCGCTGCTTCGTCGTCATCGACCGGGAGAACCCAGAGTTCGCCGAACGTGTCCAGGTTGCGGTAATGGGTGATCGCAATAGCTGCCTGCGATCCGGCTCCGAACAGGGTTGCGGCGTCACCCGTGCCGGGCACGATGACGGCGGTTCCGGCAGGCGCTGTGCCAACAGTCAAGCGCTGCAAGATCAGGAGCGCGCGCAGGTTTGCCGTGGCCGTGTTGGCCTGGCTTGGGTCGATATCGGCAAAGACGCCCGGCACACGATTGCTGGTCGGGTAGTTGGGAAATGTGATGGTGCCGCTCATGCTTTTGCATCCTGGGCAGGCGTTGCGGTTTGCTGCTGCGGTGTTGCGCTGGCCTGGGCAGGTGTTGCCGTTGCAGGCTGTGCCGTGACAGCAGGCTGGGCAGGCGTTGCAGCCGCCGGGGGTGTTTTGGTGACGTCACCCGCTTTCAAGCGCCTGAGCCAGTAGGCGTCATAGTCGGAGACGGTCTTGCCCGTGGCGGGCACCGGCTCCATCGTGCGGGGGTCGCGGGCGAGACGCCCCTCCACCGGGTAGATTTTCATGTGGCAGCTCCAGACTGGGTGACCTTGAAGCCAACTACGGTTGGTTCGCCGGTTTGCGGATCGGTCAATGTTGCATCTATTTCTGTGATCGGAATGCCGGAAACCTGCCAGCCATCTTCATCCGTAATCAGGATTTTCAAGGAAAAATCGAACTGCCAGTGCATGCGCTCGCGATCCATATGCACGAGATGCCCGCCGGCATAGGCGAAGCCCTGCGACGAGTTCGCCCAGTCCGGCCGCCAGTTGAGCAGGCAGCGGAACAGGTCTGCCCGCGCAGCCTCCAGCGTGGATGCCGCCACCTGCCCGCGCTGGTCGGCGCGGTTGGGAAAATCGATGACGATGGAAATGGTTTCCGTGACGGTCTGGTCCAGGCCGTTGAGGGAGACATTCGGTTCAGTCTCGTCCTGTACCGGCAGCACGTAAGCGGCCGGGCGTCTGAGCCATGCCTTGTCGACGATCTGGGCCAGTTCGGCCGCACCCGCGACACAGCGTTCGCCGTTTGGGTCCACGGCGAGGAAGGTGGAATTGGCGCGGATCTGCGCGATAACGGCATCGATATTCATGGTTTGACCTTTTCCATCACCACATCACGAATGGCAGCGTCGGCCAGACGGCGGCGGATATCTGGCGCACGCTGGGCAAGAGCGGTTGACAGGAAGGGGCGCGGTTTGAGAACACGCTTGCCGCTGACGTAGGTTTTGCCCCGTGCACGCTGGTTACGCTGACCTGGGCGACCGCCTGAGGCACCCGCTTCGAGGAATTTTGCGTAGAATTCTGTATCGCGGATGGACTCCACGTCCCGGTAGCGGCCCTTGAGCAGTCGGGCACGGATGGAGCGGGCGAGAGCGCCCGTTACACTTACGGGGGCCTGCCCTGGGGCTGATGCAGTGTATTGGCCGCTGCTGCGGCCGCCGCGATAACCGATGGAACCGCCAGGGCCGTAATACAGCCGCCCGGTTCCTGTGGCGTTGCGGATATTACGCCGGGCGGTTGCCGCGACTTCCTGCCCCGCTATCTGCAAATTCTTGCGCAGGTTCTTTTTGCCGAATTCCAGAGTGTAGGCCGAAAACTGGACCTGTATGCTGCTATTGCCTGTCATCGATCGTGTTGTCCGTGCCAGTACGTTCCAGCTCGCATTCGATGCACAGGAACCGTTTGCGTCCACCCAGTTCTTTACAGCGGCGCACGCGGAAGCGTTCCCAGCGGATGGAGCCATCGTTCCTGCTGGTTGTGCGGAAAATGACCGTGGTATTGTCCAGGGCGTCGCACCAGCGGATATAGATGCGGTGCGTGATGCCGGGGCTGTCGGTCTGCATGCTGCCCCAGTAGGTCATGGCCCCCACGGGCTGCACATCGGCGCGGACCTGGGCCATGCCGGGAAAGGATTCGACAATGCCGATGCCCTGGATCTCCGGCGCCTGGTCGCGGCGTGCAATAAGGATCGGCCAGCGCAGGCGCCCGACGCGGACGCGTTCGTCTTCAGGCACCGAACCAAACCAGACGGTGGTTGAACAGAAGGGACGCCGCCGCATCGGGCATGGCGTCCATGCTCATATCGCCCCGGTTTTCGTAAAAATAGGCCACAAGAATGCACAAAGCCAGCTGGATATCGCACGGAATGGAGGCGCTAGTTTCACCATAGCCCGCAGTGAATGTGACCAAGAGATGCCGCCCGTGCAGCAGGCCGAAGCTGCCCGTTAAGCGGAAATTGGCAGGCTCTGATGCGGCATCGACCCGGTATTCTGTCGGAGAGAGGGTTTCCTGCGTGCCGTCCGGGGCAATAACATCAATGCCACCAAATGTCAGGAATGGTGCACGAAGAAGACGCATCGGCCGGGGCTGCATGGGGGGCCATGAATATGCCAGCGGCAAGATCAGCAGAGGTGAGGGGGTCATTGGCCACGCATTGGCGATGGGCTGGTCACCCACGGCCATGGTGTATTCAGTGGTGACAAGAGCCCGCCCTGTGTATTTCTCCACCCACGAAGACGCGGCCTTTATGTACATACCGAGCAAAGCATCATCTTCGTCATGATCGATGCGCAGATGCTGCTTGGCCAGCAAGAGGTCAAGCGCCGGGTTTTGCGGGGGCGTTTTAATACGCAGGACGAGCGTTGTAGGCATTAGCGCCGCGGTGCAGCCCGAGAAGATAGGGGAGCAGATGCTGCCTGACTGGCGATTGCCCCATCACGCATCATTCTGTCCTGCGCCAGCCCCTCTTCCTGAATTTGCGCACGCAAACTATCATCGCGAGCCTCTTCAGACGTAGGCTTGTAAGGGATGGCCCAGCCCTTAGCCTTGAGCTGCCCGGTAATTTCTAACGGGAAACGGGCCACCTGCCCACGCTGGTAACCACGCCACCAGCGCGTGAGGCGAACCGCTTCTGTAGGAACCTTAGAGGCCTGCGATTGCGCAGTCGATCTTCTGAATTGCATATTATTGCCGTCCTGATAGAGGCGGCCGCCATGCCGCCCCATGGAAGAAAAGGGTTAACCGCCGGTTGTGCCGCCGGTGGCTTTGGTCGGATTGGCGCTCTGTGCCGCGGAGCCGGAAGTGTTGAGCGGCTGGGTTGTGAATGGGCTACCTGCCGACATGCCCGTCCATCCGCCGGGGATCCATGAGTCAACGTCTGCTATTGCGATAG